AGTCAAGAAGTCTTGAAGAGCTTGGAGCATTCCTTGTTTATTAGCTTTGGCAGTTGAGTCAGGATTAATCCTAAATCTAAAACCGACACCCTTTAGTTTAGTTGGGTCAATCTTCAAAGTACCAGCTGTATCACCTTGATTACGCTTGAAGTTATGGTCTGTAAATAGGTCTTCTACATCTGTTAATCCAGCCTGGACGATATCTTTAATATCAGCAGCCATAAGAGTAACTGGGATTTCTTCAGTTCCAATATTGACTATTAGGTCAAAGAATCCTTCAGTTAGTTGTTGGATGGCATCTTCTAGGTGGCGACGTTCACTACCATCTCTTGTTGCTTCTTTATCGGCATAGAGGTCAATAGCCTGTGGAGTCTTACCCTGAGAAGGGTTAAGTGACTGAGCGCCTGGGATAGCTGCATTCTGACTACCGTATAGTGATAGTAATGAACCAGTTAGATTACTCTGAGCAGCTTGGTATGTTGCCAATCCTGCGGTTGAGGTCTCAAGACGTCGAATACTGTTTGGAATGGTTTCTAGCATTACACCACCCTCACGATAGTCTAACGTATGCTTAAGTACACCGTTGGCATTAGCAACGATAGGTGGAATCAAGTTCATCTTGATACCCTTAAAGTAGAAGTTAGTCAGACCATCGCGAGCAAATTGTAGTGGCATTGAACGTTGGAAGTCACCAAGACCGTAGAATGAATCAAATAGTGGTTGAGAGTACTTAATAACGAATGGAATCTTACCGTTTTTGTGAGGGTTATCAATCCTTCGGACTTTAATGTATCCGTGTTCAGGAGCGAAGACACACCATTCACCATCTTCACCCGCTTCGTAGCGAGTAGCTAAGCAAATACCCCTTTTAGTACCAGTAGGAGCACGTTCTCGGATGATTTTACTATCTCTGGTGACATCATTAGTAGTGGTTTGGTCGGCTAAACCAATGAGTAATTTAAGAGCATCGACATCCCAACCACCGTCTAAGACTTTATCTTCTTTTTCATCTTCATTATCTTCGGCTTCAGTTGCATCATCAGGGTCTGCATCCTCACTTTGACCAGTAACATCTTCTAGAATATCTTCTAAGTAACTCTTAGACACCCAAGTAAGGGCTGTGACGTATTCCATGTCACTAATTGAGGCTTTACCCTGCTGAGGGACTAGGTTTCTAGGACTCCAAAGCCAACAATCTGGTCCAACATAACCACTTGAAGCGACGTTCCAGTCATAAAACATCGGCATGTAACCATAAACCGATGAATAAAACTGCCACATATTGAGCTTTTCAAAGAAGGAATGTTGGGCATTTGCATTAGGATAGACCCATTTCTGTCTAAGAATGTCCATGAAGGCAGCTTTACCAACATCAGCCTTAAATAATGGTTCAGTATTCCCATCAGGCAGTTTAGCGATAACTCGGTCAGCTCGTTCTTTAGCTAGAGTAGTTGAGTAAGAATCAGTAATCTTAGAACCATCAATTGAATTAGAGACAGAATCAAAGACTTGACCAAGAAGCATCGCTTCCCATGGGTCAAACCCTTGGATATAGTTACTGTGGATTGTCCAATCTGACTCATAATCAGACTTGTATTGGAATTGCATGTTTTGTGGAATGTCGTATTCTTTTTTGTTTTCAGCCATTTTTTTACCCTATTTTGAGTTTTTTGTCATCTATCTAATGATTATACATCATTTTAATAGTTTTTCGTGAACTATCCATTCCCAAAAATTATCTTGAGTTGGACGGTTATGGTCTAGCCAGAATATCAAATTAACCACTGGTTTTTCTGGTGGTATCTCAGTACACCAAATAACAAATTTATGGAAGTATTCATCCTCTATCTCTGATTTGGTCATAATAATCCATAGCTATTTAATTCTTTTATCATACTGGCTTTTATTGGTTTATCATTACTTTGGACACCGAATTTGAAAAATAGTTCTAAATATCTGAGTGCATCAAGGGCATCATCATACTTCTTTTCAGGTAATTCCTGGGCGGGACGATTCTGTTTAATCTCTTTATAACGGTAGTGGGTGAAGTCGTAAATAGTACCCTTACAGATAGAGGAAACGAAATAATTGGGTTTAGGTACACCAATTGTCTGGATTTTGGGTCTTAATCGTTTAGAGAGTAGAGCTATTCCTGAGACGATACTATTTTGTTTCTTAGGTGATGGAATAACTGGGAAACCCTTAGCTTGCATGTATTCAATAAGGTCGGGTCGAGCGGAGTCAGCGACGATACCAGTGAGCTGTCTATCGCCCATTTTGACTCGGATTTCTGCACACAAATCGTCAATGAGGATGCCCGTGCCATGGATTTCGTCCCATTGATACCAAACATCATCTCTCGTGATACGTACAAAACAGGCAGCCATTGGGTGTCCTTCGGCAAATCCGAAGTCAAGTGCGATATAATCCGTTCCTTCATCTGGAATCTCCTCTGGTTTAACTACGTGGATTTTTTTATTAAACATCGGATAAACTGCTCCTTGTTGGGCGAACGGTATTAGTTCGGTTTCTTGAAGGAATGCACCCATTTTTCCTTCACGTTCAGCCTGTTGGCGGTCAGCATCTACCATTTCAGGGATAACAAAAGGATTATTCCTCCAGGTTGCTTTAGAATAATACCAATCATCATAACCTTTTACTAGATTATCTTTAGTCGCCTCATAAGACCGTTCAGCATGTTCTAACATTTCTATCCAAGAATCATCAGATTTAGCCGTACCCATGAAAATAGCCCAACCGCCAGTAGTGTAGAGAAACTTTGAATAAACAAAGTCCCAGGCTGAATGGTCTTGGTCCTGATACTCGTCAAAAATCATACCAAATGATTCACCACCACGATGAGAATCAGCTTTATCGCTACCCAAAAGACGAATTGAAGCGGGTGGTTTAGTGTAATCAGCATGTAATTCGACGGTTCCAATAGGTTCGGGTAGCTTAACCACACCGTCAAAATAGTTAAAAGTGACTGTAAGAGTAGATTTATTGGTATCTTTAATTAATCCCTTTGGAATTAGGTGAAGATATTGATTCCAGGCTACCGTTTCAGCTTGTTGGTACTCTTTAAAAATGATGTGATGAGGTCCCTGATTTAACATGCAAGAGAACATTAATTGTTCCACTGACCACAGGGTTTTACCAGTTCTTCGAGACCAATAAAGCATACCTTTTCGGTAGCCATCAACTAAAAAGGCTCTATGGGCAGCTTGTTGGATGCCAAAGGGACTGTACTGAGCCATTTTCTACAACTTAGTCATTGTTTTCCAGTCAAAACTGCCTGGACTAACACCATTTTCACCGTTTACTTCATAGAAAGTGACTAATTTATTGCCAATAACCATGTCTTTACGGTTGGTTTCTTGTTTAATTGGGGCTGGATAGAAACATTCTAGTAGCCAATCACGCATTCTAATGTAACGCATTTCGTTCAGGAACCGTTCTTCAGTTTCTTCTTCGACTTCTAGACCATTATCATGGGCAATTACCAAAGCTGCGTCTGGGTCTTCGTGCATAATCATGCGACAGATAATGTAGCGACCATTAGTTGGTTCACCAGTTTCCTCGTCTAACAAGATTCTGACTAGTTCTAAACTAAATTTAGGTTCTTTAGTCCTAATACCATCAATTGTAGTGTAGGAACTCACTGAGACGTCGTAATTAAGCTCATAGTTAAGCGGAAAGGCGAATCTAGCCAGTTTAGGTTCAACCATCAATCGTTCTACTGGACTAGGATATTTTTCTGCTGATGTTGAGTACTTCTCAAACGTTCCAGTTAGTTTTCCACCAGCAACAGTTGCTTGAGGAGCTGCATTGGCTATTAATGACTGCCACTGCATCTGTTTAAGTTCTTCTATCTGTTTAATAAGGTCTGCGTAATCAGCAGAACTGATTGTCTCTTTTTCTTCTATTACTGGTTGTTCGACTGTTTTGGTCTCTTCAACTTCATTTTGTGGGTTTTTGTTTTGGCGAGCTGCTTTCATTTTTGCTCCGAAGGCTTTACGTTCTTCTTCGGTCCAGTTCTTTGCCATTTTTATTCCTCACTTATGTTTGTAAGTACAATATACCACACTCTGTCAAATCATTAACTAGCTAAGGCACTTCGGCCCCCTTACTCGCAGCTGGATTCCTGTGGGCTTAGGGGAGGTGATTTGGCTTCATGGTTTAGGGCATTGATACTGGTTCATGTGCATAGCATTGACCTAGTTGACGTACAGTAGATTAATCTACACTTAGGGGGCAATATTATCAGAGCTAGGGTTTTCTGCTTTGAACACGACTTACTCTGTCGTCAGTATGTACCCAAGGCTTTTTGTAAGGACCTTGGACTTAGTTCTATGAAGGTTCGACCAAGACCTAACGCTTCTTGTGGGAACGAATACCCTCACGGTATTGACAAGAGTTAATCATACATGCTACCATTATGTCAAGCCCACTTGGGCAGAGAATACCCTCATAATAAACCGCCTTCGGGCGGTTTTCTCTTTACAAATCTATTAATCCGTGCTAGTATTAAAGAGTCGTTCAAGACTGTTAATCCCCTTAAAAAAGGGGTTTTCTCTTTTAAAAACAAGAGTATAATTAAGATATGAATAAATATACTTCAGCAAAACAACTTAACGACACAATCGACGATATTCGTCGCTCAATCAAAAGATTAAAAAAGAAGTGGGGAGTAAAATGAGTGAATTCCCACACTCAGAACAATTAAATAATCGTCAACGAACTAATGCTGAAAGAGTCTCTACAATTATCCACGCTTTAACCGACCGACATTATATCCCTAGAACTACAGTAGAACCAATCTTAGAACCCAACAACTCCCAATCCTTTCAGCACGATATTCCTGACACAAGAGAAGGTTTTGATGCCCAAGGTAACTTCCATCGCCCAATTGTAGAAAGAACGGACGTCGCACAATTAAATCGTTGGGATTCGATGGGCGACTACATTACTGACCTTTAATAACCTCTGTCTAAATCACCACGGTCTTTAACAATTTCATCATGAAAATCATCACCAGACCATTCTGAAGCTTTTAACTTCTCCATTTCAATGTAAGATACCAGTTCAACCAAAGCCTCACGGTAGCCCCGAAAGAAATCATTATCCACATCAGCTTCTTCTAACATCTTTCTAATAATAGTTTCAAGCATACTTACAACCTTTCTGAAGACACTTCCCATCACCAGTCAGGGGGACACCATGAATCTTACAAACACCTTTAGGCCGTTCGGTAGTTCTGTTAATCAAAGCACCTTCAAACTCAGTAAAGGCATAAGGAACCTTCTCACTCTCAACCTTACGGGGGGTAGGTCTACTATTTATCTCAGCGACAGCATCAACTACCGTAAGTCCTCTCTTCATTGCAATCAAAGCATTTATAATACCAGACATACTTTTGTCTTGTTCTCGTAACCACTTCTCATTCTCTTGTGTTATGTATATGTTCATAGTCATATTATAGTCATGTTCATGGTCATAGTCAATAGGTAACTTCAATCGACAGAGAGATGGACCTACAAAAATAAGCCGACTGGAACTGCATGCCCAGAGTCCCGTTTCACTATATATATTAGATTTGAGTTGTTACTTAACAAGGGTAGGGCAAGCGGGGGGTAGGGGTAAGTGTTTAACTAGATATTATTATCTGTATCTGTTACACCAGTTAAGTCAATGTTAAGGTTAACAGAGGTACTAGCAGTCTCTACTCTAGTCGTGGCCTTACCTAACAGTCTATCTAAGATTGAATTAGCAGATTGTACGGCTACACTGGCATAACTAGCTCCTTCTTTAGTACCTGTCTTACTGTATTTATTACTAGTATTCATTACTTCTACCAGTGTTGTCTGTGCTGTATCCCTGTATTTTGCTAATTCAGTTAATACATTATCGTTAGTTATCAGTCTATGCCCTGCTAATCTTGCATAAGCGTCGCTAGTGCCTTCTGGTAGTATTGCCCTTGCGCTTGCCGTTGGTGTCACCTTGTGGTCGTTGTCAATCTGGTGTTTGATAAATGCCTGTTGTTTAGGTGTTAGCCGTTTATTGACAGGTGTCCATTTTATGTCGTTAGTAGTTTTGTTTAGCTTGTGCATAACTGTTGTGTATTATACTATATATTATTGTATCTAGCTATTGCATTGATTGTTTTTGTATGCTATACTGAGCGTAGCGAAGTTTTGAACGACTTACGCTAGATATTTTAAAACTGATTAGGTGACTAACGGCTAGTCAAACGGCTACCATTGATGGTACTACCGAGATAATAGTCAATGTTAGGTGTTCTAACAGTATATCGTACCTTGTAATTATACCACGTTTTAACCAGTCAATATAGCGTATATCGCATGACTGCTTATAGCTTTACGCTAGTGGTGTTACAAGGTATTTACTTTAATATTTTAGAATAGACAAGTCAATAATTATACTATTTTGTCAACGGTGTAACTCCGTTAAACTAACGGTAGCTAGTTATACGCTATCAGAGGTAAAAAGAAGTATACAGGGCCGATTG